GATTTGGTGAGTTAAATTGGGAAGATCTTAAGTCACAGTTAAACAAGATCAACTACGAATGCGTTGACGGCGCAAGCGAATAAAATTTGATCTTACCTTGACATTCAGGGAGGATCGGCTATAATTATAAGACAGAGGGCATTAATGATCGCAGAAAAAGCAAACTTCGGGAGGTATGGGAAAACCTTCCAAGAGGGACTTGTTCAGTTAATCTTTGAGGATAGACCGTTCGCGGATCAAATCACAGAGGTGCTGGACATTAATTTTTTAGAGCTTGAATACCTTCAGGTTTTTTTGCGTAAGATCATAGTATACCGGGCAAAGTACAACACACACCCATCGGTGGAGGCGATGATCGCCATGGTGCGTACTGAGCTTGAGAGCGAGGACGAAGTAACACAGAAGCAAGTGCGTGATTATTTTGCTCGTATTCATACCCGAGAAATAGAAGAGAACGATTATATTAAGGAAACTTCCTTAGACTTTTGTCGCAAACAGAACCTTAAAGAGGCAATGATGAAGTCGGTTGGATTACTTCAAACTTGTTCTTTTGACGAGATCTCAACCGTTATCAACGAAGCCCTTAAACTTGGATCTGAAAATAATTTTGGTTATGATTATATGGCAGATTTCGAAGAGCGGTTCATGCCAAAGCACAGAAATCCGATCACAACCGGCTGGAAAGACATCGATGCGATCGTTGGCGGTGGCTTAGGTAAGAGCGAGTTGGGCGTTGTAATCGCTCCGACTGGCGCAGGTAAGAGTATGGTGCTGGTGCACCTAGGAGCAGCTGCACTGCGAGAGGGCAAGACTGTAGTTCAGTATACTCTAGAACTACAGGACACAGTGATCGCAAATCGTTACGACAGCTGTATTACTGGATATCCCCTATCAGACATCAAGAATTTCAAGCAGGAAATCTATGAAGAGATCAAGGACTTTGATGGCAATCTGATTATCAAGGAATATCCTACGAAATCAGCATCTACTAATACACTCCGCGCACACCTGTCTCGCCTTGTTAAGCGCGGCATTAAGCCAGGATTGATTATTGTAGACTATGCTGATCTCCTCAAGCCTGTGCTGGTGAGAAAAGAGAAACGAAACGAACTGGAGTCTATTTATGAAGAGCTGCGCGCCCTTTCAACGGAGTTTCAGTGTCCTATTTGGACAGCATCGCAGACAAATCGTTCAGGATTGAGCGCAGAAGTAATCACGATGGAGCAAATCTCCGAGGCATTCAACAAGTGCTTCGTGGCTGACTTTATCTTCTCGGTCTCTCGCACAATCGAGGACAAACAAAATAACCAAGGCAAGATCTTTATTGCCAAGAATAGAAACGGGCCCGATGGAATGATATATCCGATATTTATGGACACTTCAAACGTCAAGATTAAGATCCTACCTAAGCCCCCAGCTGTTAACGCTCAAGGACAGACCCAGGTAGTTACTGCGCCTGTGGCTTTGGCTCCCGCAGCGCAAAAGAAATTGCTAGCAGATAAATATACAAAACTAAGAGGAAAACGCAAATGAGAACCTTGGAGAACATCCGCAGATTTAGATTATCAGACACATTCATCGAACCTTACAAACAACAAGAGGTGCCGTGGGGTCCTTTAGGGTACGTAACCTTTAAGAGAACCTACGCTCGGCGCCTGAATGAATTCGATCCAGAAGCTACGGGCTCTGAAGAGTGGTGGCAAACTTGCCGGCGAGTTATCGAAGGGATGTTCAATATGCAAAAGCAGCATGTATTCATGCTTGGCTTGGAATGGAACGATAACAAGGCACAGCGTACCGCCAAAGAAGCTTATGATCGCTTGTTTAATCTAAAGTGGACGCCCCCCGGTAGAGGGCTGTGGATGATGGGAACCAAGTTTGTAGAGGAGCGCACTGCTGCCGGCCTATTCAACTGTGCTTTCCGGTCCACTCGTGATCTTGCCACTAAGGGGGGCTATCTTTTCGCGTGGATGATGGATGCCTTGATGGTTGGTATCGGAGTTGGATTTGATACTGAGGGAGACAATTCGGTTACCATCAAAGAGCCACAGTTTACCAACGATACGCTGGTCATTGATGACTCCCGCGAGGGCTGGGTAGATTCAGTTCACACTCTCCTTGATGGGTTCTTTTTTGGTTCTCGCGTCCCTAAGTTTGACTATTCGGCTATCCGTCCCGCGGGCGCCCCCATTCGAGGTTTTGGCGGAACATCAAGCGGTCATGGTCCGCTTAAAGAACTTCATGAAAATCTGATAGAGCTATACACAGCTAAAGTTGGCGAGCCCATCACGTCCGTGGATATCGTAGATACGGAAAACTTGATTGGTCGCTGCGTGGTAGCCGGCAATGTTCGTCGTTCTGCTGCGCTAGCAATGGGAGCCTACAATGATCGCCAGTATCTTGAGATGAAGAACGATCAAGAGAAGCTTTACCACCACCGATGGGGATCGAACAACTCCTTTAACGCTGTGGTGGGAATGGATTATACGTGGCACGCAGAACAGTCACAGAAGAATGGAGAGCCAGGATACATTTGGCTTGACAACGCTCGCACACGTGGTCGCTTTAAAGATGGCCCCCGTTACGACGATATTAACGTGGCCGGCTTTAATCCTTGCGTTGAGCAACAGCTTGAAGATGCCGAGTTGTGCTGCCTTGTGGAGACATTTCCAGCAAAGCACGATGACTATGAAGATTATGTAAGAACGCTAAAGATTGCGTATCTATATGGCAAGACCATCACGCTCTCTAACACACACTGGCCAGAGACTAACGCCAAGATGCTCAAGAACCGACGCATTGGATTGTCTCAGTCGGGAGTCGTGCAGGCGTTCAATAAGCACGGCAAGCGCGAGATGCTTAATTGGTGCGATAAGGCATATGAACACGTACAAGAGTTAGATCAAGAATACTCCAACTGGCTGTGCATTCCCAAGTCTATTCGCATGACGAGCATTAAGCCCAGCGGAACTGTATCTTTACTTAATGGCTCGACACCGGGCATACACTTCCCAGAAGATGAGTACTATATTAGACGGATAAGGTTTTCAAAAGATTCAGATTTGCTTAAAACTTTATCTGAAGCAGGTTATAATATGGAAGATGATAAATATTCCCCCAACACTGTTTGCGTTGAGTTTCCTGTCCATGAGCCTTATTTCCAAAAAGGAAAGAGATCGGTCTCGATGTGGGAACAATTGGAAATGGCAGCACAATACCAGCACTACTGGGCCGATAACTCGGTGTCAATTACGGTGACGTTCAAACCAGAAGAGGCTAGCCAACTCAAGGATGCTTTAGAGATGTATGAGACGAGATTAAAAGCCGTGTCTTTCCTCAAGTATGAGGAGACGGGCTATGTGCAGGCTCCCTACGAGCCCATCGCGAAAGAGACCTACGAGAAACTAATTAAAGGTATAAAGCCTATCCAGCGATTTGATAGCAGTGAGGGCGGAAGCGGAACTAAGTTCTGCACAAATGATAGTTGTACAATTTGAGGTGAGAAGTGAATTTTAATCATTTAATGGAGAATAAGACTCTCCAACGTCGCTGTCGAAAAGATGGAGGTGAATGCTATTGGGCTCCCACAGGCAATATCCGCGCGATGGTGGGAGGTCATGTGAACGTGAGTATGTATTGTAAAAAATGCAAGAGCCGCGAAGAAGTATTTCTGAGTGAGACTCTCTATAAAAAACAACAAAAGATTTTAGAACAAGAGGTAGGAAATGTTTAAGCCAGTAAATCGCTATATTCAAATAGGACTTCCAGAGGTTATACCACAAACGCATAGCGGTATTGTTCTGCCGGATGATTTTAAGCCGACAGAGGAACGATACGGCATAGCAGAAGTGATGAGTTATGCTTCGGATGTTCGGTTCAAAGATCAGATAGCATACGGTGCGTCTGTAATTGTCGACAAATCTATGATCGAAGAAATTACTGTAAATAATGAGAAAATAAATATTATTCTAGATAATTATATTGTGGGAATTATTAAACAATAGGAACGATCACAATGGCAATAGACAAAAACTTTTATAATGAATCATCTGCTGCAAAGCTTGGCTGGGATCCGACTTGGTTTGGTGAGAAGTATTTTGATGACAAGCTTGTTAGGGCTGTTAAGAAATGGCAAAAGGAAAATGGTCTGGCCGCTGATGGTCTTTGTGGGCCGGCCACCTTCCGGCGATTATGGACTGAGCGCCAAGCTGATATCGATGATCACAAGCCCGCGAGTTGCCATTATTCTAATTACATTGTTTATCAAGGAAATTTTACCCCCATTGAGTGGGACAAGGTTGTCTTGTGGTCAGAGCAAGGGGGACTAGAAACACCCTCTGGTAATTATTATAGCTATTCTGGGCGCCCAAAGCGCAACATTAGATTGTTTGTTAATCATTGGGATGTGTGTTTGTCATCGCGATCTTGTCAGCGTGTATTAGACAAGAGAGGGGCATCGGTTCACTTTTTGATCGATAATGACGGCACGATTTATCAGACTCTTGATATACAGCATGGCGCATGGCATGCGGGCTCCGAGCGAGTCAACCGTGCGTCAGTTGGTGTTGAGATCTCAAACGCATATTACACCAAGTATCAGGCATGGTATGAAAGGAATGGCTTCGGCTTGCGCCCCCTAGTTGATGATGCCTGGGTCCATGGAAACAAGCTAAGAGAGCATACAGATTTCTATCCTGTTCAGATCGAAGCTCTCAAGGCGCTTTGGAAGGCAATTCACAAAGCAGCCGAGATCCCCTATGATGCCCCCAAGAACCAGTTTGGAACCACATCCACCAAGTATGAGCAGGGCGTAAAGTATGGTAACTTCTCTGGGTTTATCAGTCACTATCACGTGAGCAAGGGCAAGATCGATTGTGCCGGCTTAGATATCCTTAAACTCCTTGAAGAAGTGAAGGACGATTGATACTTGAGTATCAAGATATAGTTGTTGGTAGTGATTTAAGGGCGGCATTGTTCGCCTTCAACAATAATCTACCCATCTTTTTTTCAGAACCTCACCGCCCTTTTCGATTCGACTTCCTTAAGTCGAATACAGACTTAGAGTGCGTTAAACTTACTAGCGCAGGTGAGCTAGAACTTACTAGAACAAATGATGTTAAAGTTGTGGGTCTCCGAGCTGAACTTCTTTGGGAGAGATTGCTTTTTCTCCTTAATCTCGATGGTAAAGTTCCGCTCGCAAATCTTTGCGTGTCTATGAGATTTGATGGAGAGCATTTGATCTGCTCCAACGAATACTCCAGGATAGGTGCGTTAAACTTTAGTAATTGCTTTTATTTTGGCGATGACAATATTTCTGGGCTGGTGAGAGAGAAAGAGCTTGCCAATCCAAGCTACACGTGTTATGATTGGATTGCATTCAACAGCGGGGGCAAGCACGAAATCGATCACATATGGGTGGGCGATGATTTCGTCAAGGAAATCTGGTTCTATTCATCTGATCGTATGTGCGGTAACACTCCGGTTAAGGATGCGTGCGTTGTATCGATGCTCACTCAAGAGCAATTATCTGAGTTTGATTATGGTGAGACGATGGCGCGCTTCAAAATGATCTCCGAGATGGAGAAGAGAGGAATGAAAGGAAGACAAAATGGCTACTCAACCAACGGAAACCCCAAACATTATAAATTTCGAACGACACCTATCAGACGAACAAAGCGCAGAGATCCTGTGGAGATTACATCAAAAGACGATCGGGTATCGCTTCCGAAAGTATCGGAGCGATCTCTTCTTGCGGATCTTGAAGCGTCTTGTGCCGCCTACGATAGATTTTTAAAGTATCTGTAAATGCCACAGCACATCCACATGGCTGGCATCATTCCTGTTGCCGGCATCGAAACTGATTTTGATCAACGAATACCAGAGGTTATGATGCCTGTGGATGCAGGCTTTTCTGCTATTCAGAAGTCAGTTTACGAGTGCGCTATGGTTGGATGCCAGACGATTTGGATTGTTGCCAACAATGATCTTGCGCCTATTATCCGAGATACAATTGGTGAATGGATTTACGATCCGGTTTATTATGAGACAAAAACAATGTTTCCATCGGAAAACCGCAAAGAAATACCTATTTACTACGTCCCTATCCACCCTAACGATCGCGACAAGCGAGATTCCTACGGGTGGTCTATTCTTTACGGAGCATACAGTGCGTGGTTAGTAGCAGCAAAAATATCAAAATGGGTATTACCAGAAAAGTATTACGTTTCTTTCCCATTATCAGTCTACGATCTGCCGTCGCTGCGTTCTCATCGTATAGAAATAGCATCGAAGGACGCCAACTTCTTTGTTTCTTACGATGGTAAGACAGTTAAAGATGACCTACCCATAGCATTTACATTTAATGGAGACGATTTTAAAGCATGCCGAAATCACATAAACCAAACAACCTCTCGGGAATATTTACCCCGTTCACCCGGCCAAACTTTCCCGACGCAGAAACTGCCATACGACGAGCGATGGTCAGCCCGACACTTCCCACTGAAGAAGATCTTCAAGAAAGTATCCGAGACAAGCAGAAACCTAAAAAGCGTTGATTGGTATTACGATATATCTAAATGGGATAATTACTGTGCCTATCTCGGCTCAAAAAATCTTATAGATAAACCAAAACACCCATTGACAGTCGCCCACAAACACGCTATAATACCATATAGGGTCGAGGAAGGGAATGAAGATACTTAAAAGTCTGTGGCATAGGCTCGCGCACAAGCTACACCATTTTAGGTGGTCTCATTTTAAAAAACTATTGAGGGAACACGGAGTGGCGTTCCTTGTCATATTTATTATCTGGGAAATCATTGAAGACATCATGTTTCCATTGCTATTTATATGGCTAGGCAACAATGTCAACCCCTGGTTCCTTACGGGCGCCCCAATAAGTTGGTTGTTGTGCGTTCACCCTATTGCTGTGCCTATTATGTGGGCAATTTGGGTTAAAATTTCAAGGAGGAAGAATGAGTCGAAAGACATCGAAGATCAAGTTTGTGGGCCTTCATGCCCATAGTGTAGCAGGTTCTATTTTTGACGCGCTGGGATATCCCCAGGCGCACATGGATTTTTGCTATGACAACGGAGGAGAGGCACTGGCGCTCACCGATCATGGAAACATGAACGGGCTAGCGTATCAGGTTCTGCACGCCAAGAAGATGCAGGAAGAAGGCAAGGATTTCAAGCCTATCTATGGGTGTGAGGCGTATTTCATCCCGTCTATTGAAGAGTGGCGAGAGGAATACGAGACAGCAATGGAAGACAAGAAGCGAGCACGATCAATCAAGAAGACCGATCAATCAGGCGCTACCGTTGAAGACGCCGGCAGCAGCAAGAAGACGCAAGACATCCTGCGCCGTCGCCGACATCTCGTTTTGCTGGCCCAGAACCAGACAGGGCTCAACAACCTCTTTAAATTGGTATCCGAGTCTTACCAGCCAGAAAACTTTTACAGGTATCCTCGCATTGATTACACGCTCTTAAAGAAATACAATGAGGGCATCATCGCTGCGTCTGCTTGTCTGGGTGGCGTATATGCCGGGAACTATTGGGAGAACCGAGAGGAAGGCGATGAGGCTGTGCTGAGCGCGATGAGCGAGACAACCGAGAAGATGGTAGACATCTTTGGTGATCGCTGGTACGCCGAGATTCAATGGAACAACGTGGAGGACCAGCACAAGCTCAACCAATACATCATCCAGACCGCACAGAAGCATGACATTAAACTTTTGAGCACAGCCGATAGCCACTACCCAGACCCAGAAGCTTGGCGAGATCGAGAGCTTTACACTCGTCTAGGTTGGCTTGGCAAGGGCGGCCTGCCTGAGTATATGGAATCGGAACTGCCCGAGGGAGTGGAAGAGGTTGGCTATGAGCTATACCCGAAGAACGGCGATCAGATGTGGGACAGCTACAAGAAGTACGCCTCTGAGGGCGGCTTTGAGTACGACGATGACTTGGTACGAGAGAGCATCGAAGAGTCCCACCGCATTGCGTTTGATCGCATCGAAAAGTTCTTCCCAGACAACACGGTGCGCCTCCCAAGTTTCGTGGTCCCGGCTGGATTTACTGCGACACAGGCGCTAGTCCAATATTCCCTTGAGGGATTGAAAGAGCGAGGGTTCCAAGGTAATCCAGAGTACATTCAAAGACTTAAGCACGAGCTTGACGTTATTGATGACCGAGGCTTCTCCAAGTATTTCTTGACGATGAAGTCTATCGCTGACGTAGCATCCACAATGATGCTGGCCGGCCCCGGTCGTGGTTCTGCCGCAGGTTCGTTGGTGGCTTATGCGCTGGGCATTACACAGGTCGATCCGATCAGGCACGGACTACTGTTCTCCCGGTTCTTGCGCTCCGATGCTACAGACTACCCTGATATTGACTATGATATATCTGATAGCATGGCACTGAAGGAGAAGCTTGTAGAGATGTGGGGCGCCGACTGCGTTGCTCCAATCTCTAACTGGAACACCCTCCAGCTGCGCTCGCTTATCAAGGACATCTCAAAGTTCTATGACGTGCCATTCACGGAGGCAAACACGGTCACATCTGTGATGATCCGAGAGGCAACGCCCGAGGCTAAGAAGAAGCACGGTATCAAGGCTGGCATCTATGCGCCCACGTGGGAAGAGACAATGGAGTTCTCGCCGTCACTGCGTGCATACCTGAACAAGTATCCAGCAGTCAAGGCGCACGTTGAGGGGCTTGTGGGACAGGTCCGCTCATGCTCGCGCCACGCCGGCGGCGTGGTCATCGCAGAGAATCTAGACCAGAGCATGCCATTGATTAACTCTGGTGGTGTGCGACAAGCACCGTGGGCAGAAGGTCAGAACGTCAGGCACCTTGAGCCGATGGGCTTCATTAAGTTTGATTTGCTGGGCCTGTCTACGTTAAAGATGATGGAAGGCGCCATCGAGCACATCCTCCGCCGGCATCATGGCGTTGAGAATCCAACTTTCGCACAGGTGCGAGAGTATTACGATGAAAACCTACACCCTGACAGGATCGATCTTGACAACCAAGAGGTATACGAGAACATCTTTCACAAAGGCAAGTGGGCTGGAGTCTTTCAGTTCACAGAGCAAGGAGCACAAGGGTTCTGTACGAAGGTCAAGCCACGAAACATTATTGATGTTTCTGCTGTGACTTCTATCTTCCGCCCTGGTCCGTTGTCGGCTGGTGTTGACGCAGACTATGTGGAAGCCAAGGAGCACCCACATCAGATCGCATACCTTTCAGACGAAGCCTGCGAGATTACACAAGAGACATTCGGCTTCCTAATCTTTCAGGAGCAAATCGCGCTGTTGGGCCATAAGCTCGGTGGCCTAACTCTTGACGAAGGCAATATGCTACGCAAGGTGTTGACGAAGAAGGGAACCGGAAAGAACAGCGTGAAAGGCAAGCTCCACAAAAAGTTCATCACAGGATGCGTTGACAAGGGTATAGCCCGTGACGCTGCCCAAGACCTGTGGGACAAGTTTGAGTTTTTCTCAGGGTATGGCTTTAACAAGTCGCATGCGGTCAGCTATTCCATCATCTCATTCCAGTGTGCGTGGTTGTTCAATTACTACCCTGCGGAGTGGATGGCGGCGTTCCTTGACAAGGAGCCCGAGACTAGAAAGGAGAAGGCAATCAACATCGCCAAGAAGTATGGCTTTAAGATTGCGCCGCTTCACATCAACAAGTCGGGCACGGTCTGGGAGATCAGCGAGGATGGTAAGACAATGATTCAGCCGCTTACATCTATTAAGGGACTGGGCATGGCAGCGATCGATCAGATCCTTGCTAACCGACCGCTCAACAACGCCGAAGAGCTTTTGTTCAACGAGGGCATTACATACTCTAAGTTAAACAAGAAGTCCCTAGACGCCTTGTGTCGAGGGGGCGCCCTCGATGATATCATCGATGATCGCTTTACTGGCAGAAAGCACTTCTGGTCTGCGTGTATCGTAGATCGCCCAAAAAATCCCAAGAGATTTTCTGAGAATTTGGAGCTTTACCGACCCGAAGGGGACTTCACCGAAGAGGAGATTATCCAGTTTAAAACTGATTTGACTGGAGTATTCCCGATCAATCTAGTGATCCCGCCAGCAACCGTTCAAAGGCTTCAAGAGAAGTTCATCCCGCCGATTTCCGAGTTCGATCCCGCGCTACAGGTCTGCTGGTTTATCCCGCGCAAAATCGTCCCCAGAAAGACAAAGAACGGGAAGAACTATTGGATTGTTGAGGTTATCGACAGCAACAACGAACTCACCCGCATCCGGTGCTGGGGCGTCAAGCCCGAGAAGGATCGCATTCATTTGAACCGCCCATACATGGCTCGTTTGAAGTATGACGAGAACTGGGGCTTTTCAACTTATGCCATCGGCAAAACATTCAGACTACTAGGATAAAACATGAACATTATATATACACCAAGCCCTCTTTTAAAGGAGGTAAAATTCAGAAGCGAGAATCTTCCCGTAGTTATTCGAGTCAATAAGTTTGATGAGAGCGCAGCAAAAGAATTCTCAAAAGAGATAATGAAAGCCCAGAACACAGGCCAGCCCGTCGTACCGGTTATAATTGATAGCTACGGAGGTCAGGTATACAGTCTAATGTCTATGATTTCTGATATTCAGCACTCTCGCGTCCCCGTTGCTACGATTGTTCAAGGAAAAGCCATGTCGTGCGGTGCTATCTTGTTTAGCTTTGGTGTCGAAGGCCGACGCTATATGGATCCAGACGCCACTGTTATGATTCACGATGTTAGTTCAATGGGCTGGGGCAAAGTTGAGGAAATTAAAGCTGACGCCAAAGAAGTTGATAGGCTAAACCAGAAGGTCTATAAGATGATGGCTGCGAACTGTGGACATGAAGAGAACTATTTTCTGGACATTGTTCACGAGAAGGGACATGCGGATTGGTTTCTAGACGCCAAAGAATGCCGCCGCCACAAGCTAGCGAATAAGCTCAAGATTCCCGAGATGAAGATTGGCGTAAAAGTTGAATTTGATTTTAAATAATCATTGACAGACACAACACAATTTGCTACAATAATAAAGTATCCAAGGAGGGATAAAATGGCTTCAACTAATGAAGAGAGAAAGCGTTACGTCAAGGAATATATTCGTTCGTTGGCGGCAATTGAAGAATGCATCGAGCCCTATAAGGAGCAGAAGCGAGAGCTTCGTTCCGAATTCCGAGAGAATGGCTGGCTCAATACTGACGAGATCCGTGCTGCTGTCAAGGCATATCGACTCTACAAGGGCAAGGTAAACATTGATGAGGTTGTTGAAAACTTTAATATGTTTTCAGGAGAAGAAGAGTGATCATTGAGTATACCAAGACGCGAGACAGCGCACATAGCCCGCAGCGCGCGAATCCATCGGACGCTGGGCTAGATGTGTTCTACTCTGCGACAGAGCCGCAAGAGATTATTGCGGTTCATCCCAACACCAGTATGCTAGTGCCGACTGGCTTGCGCTTTGGTGTGCCTCATGGCTATATGCTGGAGGTAAAGAATCGTTCAAGCGTGGCAGCTAAGTTAAACTTGGTGGTTGGCGCTTGTGTGATTGATTCGGGCTACGATGGAGAAGTATTCATCAATGTCCATAACATTGGACGCGACAGTCGCGTCATTCAAGACGGCGACAAGATCGCGCAACTGGTAATGATGCCGGTTGTACACTTCCAGCCGCAAGAAAACACAGACGGCACGCTATACGATTATCCTAAAACAATTAGCAACAGAGGCACAGGAGCCCTAGGAAGCACAGATGCTTAATCAAACAGAAAATTTTACCAGCGTTAGTGCATGTGATATTTATACACAAGGAGCCATGGCAAATCATACTGGCTCGATGAACGAGATGAGCATCAACGAGCAACTACGTTCGATGAAGCTCGCACCAAAGCCACGACGGTATGAATCTAATTGGTCAACAACACGTCTTTCTGAGGTAGATTGTGATTTGGCTAGCCTCGGTATCTGCGCGGAGTTCAAGTATCAGGAAGTGCCCGGTACCGCAGACCAGAAAGGATGCACAGAACTTCATAATGCGGCTGAGACAATTGAGTGCGATGACTATGTTTTGGTATGTTCTGGGATCCATTGGGAACGTCCGCGTGGCGCCCAATTGGTAAAGTTTTATAAAAGAACTGCCGACAAGCTGAACAAGCATCCAGAAACTTTTTGTGTAGCCGCAAAGAGGCTTCATGTAATGAAGCGTGATGAGTTTATTAAATTTGTTGAACAAAGAAAAAAGGAGAAACTACAAAATGGATAAAAACACACAGAAGACAATGTTTAGTTCAAAAACCGGCGAGTGGGCAACCCCTCAAGAGTTCTTTGATAAACTTAACTGGCGCTTCGGACCATTTGATTTGGATCCGTGCGCAACACCACATAACACAAAGTGCCCTAATTTTTATACGGAAGCAGAAGACGGTTTATCTAAGGACTGGACAGGCCACACCACATTCGTTAACCCTCCATATGGAAGAGGCATTGACAAGTGGATTGAAAAGGGATATAATACTGCTAAAGATGGAGCCTCTAAGGTGGTAATGCTAATCCCAGCGAGAACTGATACCAAGTATTGGCACAATTATGTGATGAAGGCCTCAGAGGTATATTTCCTCAAGGGCCGGCTAAAATTTGGAGACAGTGTAAATAGTGCACCCTTTCCGTCAGCTATCGTCGTGTTTAGCAGCGGCTCTCAACAGATATTTGGGACAATGAATCGATGAATCGCAGCGAAGTCTACAAGAGCCTAGAGATTTTTAATAAAAATCACCAGGGCCGCTGGATTCCCAATCCTTACCATGATACATTAAAAGATGTTGACATTGGCCACATCATTCAAGAGCGTCTAACTGGTATTCGCGGAGACAGGTGTGTAAAGCCCGATTATCATGGCTATGAATTGAAAGTTTCAACTGGTCAAGTTAGCTTATGTACAAGTGGGTGTTATATAGAGCCCGACAGCCTTCTGAGGTTTGGAAAGGTGAGAGAGGACGGCAAAACAGAGGCATACCAGAAGTTTTATTACGATCGCGATTCTGATACCAAAAAATACAAATGGAAGACGAAACTGCTCCTCTCAGAGAATAGTGTTCAACTCATATACACCCACGTGGATAATGGCGAGCAGCACTCTAATGAGTTACCGCTAAACACCATTCGTGACGCTTACAATGCTAAGCTAAAAAACCTTATCTTATGTAACGTCCAGAAGGATGGAGAAAATAATCGTATCAAGATAAAAAGTTTTGTGGTGTGCGAAGGATTTAGCTTCCTGGGGTTTTGTAATGCCTTAAAAGATAGGAAGATCTGGTTTGAGACGAGGTGCAGAACTGGCAAGAACCGCGGCAACACCTTTAGGATGGCCTCCGCATCTCTCTCTCGGCTTTATAAGACCGTGCAGGAGATAACATGAATAGAAAGCAGCGCCGCGAGATGCAAAAGAAAGTGGGGAAGGAAAACTCGCAAAAACTTGCCGAAAAAATTTTCCAGTTCGATAAGTTGCCTGACGAGTGCTTGGCTTGCTTGAAGCCGTTTGATAAGAAGAGCAAGGAAATGGCCCGCACTTGGAACGTTGTCGTAAGAGATGAGGACACCGTTCGGCTATATTGTCCCGAATGTTGGAACACAGCACAAAAAGTTATTCAACAATACAAAAAGGAGAAAGAAAATGTCAGTTGAAAGAATATCAGGCCCCGCTTTGGAGCGCCTAGTGAAGGGCGATATCGAGGAGGAAGCAACCTGCGTGGTTAAGTTTTATTCAAACGAGTGCCACCTTTGTCATGCTTTAAAAGATCAGTATGAGCAAATTTCAAACCATTATGACGATATTTATTTTTTCGCATTTAATGTTGATGATCACGATGAGCTTGATAAACTTCTCCCGGTCAATGGAACTCCGAGCATCTATTTGATTAAGACGGGCGCAAACAAAAAGATGTTTAATCTTCCGGATCCCGAAGAGCCCGACGAAACAACGTGGTATACTTTTGAATATATCAAGAATTTTATAGATAGGATGAGTAGATGAATAAAACATATTCTTACGATGATGTGTTACTCGTTCCACAGTATTCTGACATTCGTTCACGCGCGGAGATTGACATATCGACTGATTTAGGAAAGGGCGTTATACTTCAATTGCCTATCTTTGCATCTCCAATGGATACTATTTCCGAGGGTGCAATGGGAAATGCGATGGGAAATGTTGGCGCTAGCGCAATTATTCATCGGTACAATACCATTCAAGAGCAGGCGAGCGAGATCAACAAGGTTAACTCCCCTCGCCTTATTGGCGCTGCTATCGGCATCTCTGGCGACTATCTTGAGCGCGCTAGTGCACTTGCAGACTGCGGCGCCGATTTCTTGTGCGTTGACGTTGCTCACGGACACCACATTATGATGAAGGAGGCGCTGCACAAACTCAGAAAGCTATTTGGTGACGATTATCATCTAATGGCCGGTAACGTTGCAACGCTTGAGGGCATCAACGACCTCGCAGATTGGGGCGCCGATAGTGTTCGCTGTAACATTGGAGGAGGATCCATTTGTTCCACGCGCGTGCAAACAGGCCATGGTCTCCCAGGCCTACAAACTATAATTGAGTGTGCTAAAACCGATAGAGACGTTAAAATTGTAGCCGATGGCGGTATTAAAAATTCCGGCGACATGGTGAAGGCTCTTGCGGCAGGAGCAGACGCTGTAATGATTGGCTCCTTGCTCGCAGGAACAACCGAGGCTCCTGGAGAAATATATATGGACGCCAAAGGCGATCGATGGAAAACCTATCGAGGAATGGCCTCCAAGGAGGCACAAATAGAGTGGCGCGGAAAATATTCATCTTTTGAAGGCGTTGTTAGTCGAGTGCCCCATCGAGGGCCCGCAGAAATGATTCTTGAGGATCTAGAAAAGGGGATCCGTTCTGGGTTTTCATATAGCGGAGCCAGAAATTTAACACAGCTCCACGCCTCCGCGCACTTTGTCTGTCAGACCACATCAGGTCTTTCAGAAAGTCGCACGCATATCAATACGAGGAGCTGGTAGTGTCTGGTGACGTAGCCAATCCGCACCTGGATAAGAAGGTTGCGTTCGTAGAGAATACCCACCAGCACGCTAAACTTATTTTAAAGTTACGACACGACGGGGTGACTCAATCAAAGTTCTTCCGAGCAATAATTGCCGGATACCTTGATGGCGATGAACGAATACAAAGCTATATTGATGAAATAAAGCCGCAAGGCAAACAAAAGAGAGCAAAATCAAAGAAGTTGAGAGACGAAGGAAAGCAGATGATGAAAGATTTTGGATTGAATGATGGGGAAATAGAGAACATATTTGATCTCATCGAAGAGGAGCGTCCAGAAATATGAAGATTGACGGATTACGCGAATGTTCTCGCAAATGTATAAACAAAAAGAAAAGCTGCGTAGAGAAAGAGTGTCGCTTATGGCAAGACTTTCCAGAGGAATATAATTGTACTCTAGTTTCAGTTTATGAGCACGGTCCCATGACTCTCCGAGAGGTTGCAGAAAGAGAACATTTATCTTTTGCGAGGATAAAACAAATCGAAACTAAAGCCCTAAGAAAACTTAAGTCATTAAATTTGATAGGTTGTTTTCGTTTTTGATGCCATTACCAAAAGTTATTACTATTTATTTTTGAGTTTGTGTCATGAAACAAGGAGATTTTACAATGGCTCGTAAGAAACTATTAACAGAAGGCGAGATTCGCCAATTTATGAAGCTCGCTAACTTGCGACCCATCAGTCGGGATCGTCTTAGCGAATACGGCATGCCCGGCGCGCGCGATGAAGAAGAAGAGATGGATCTCGGAGGCGACGAAGAGGAAGATCTTGGCGGCGAAGAAGAGATGGATCTGGGCGCCGAAGAGGAAGGCGGTGGAGAAATGGTCTCCATGGATGACTTTATGAGCGCCCTTGAGCGCGCCATTTCGGAAGTTACAGGCGAAGAGGTCGAGGTCAGCGAAGAGCCCGGCGAAGAAGAAGAAGAGATGGGCGTAGAAGGTGGCGAAGAAGAAGAGATGGAGATGGAGCTTGGTGGCGTAGAAGGTGGCGAAGAAGAGGAAGAGCCTATGATGGAGCGCCGCGCCCAAGATATGGCAGCTAAGCGCAAGAAGCGCGAGCAAGCAGAAAAGGAAGAGAAAAAATCCAAGGGTAAGGGTGAGAAAGGCTTTGGCAAGCCATACGAAAAAGAAGAGAAGGAAGACCTTGACGAAGTTCACTATGGTTTCGGCTCGAAAGGCCGTCGCGATCCTAGAAGCCTTCGCAAGTCTCCCCTTGGCGACGAGCCCCTTGGGTTTGGAGAGCCTGAAGAAGAAGAGTACGAGTCGGAGATGGAGCCCGGCACTCCCTATGACCCAGCAGAAGAAGAGGAGCTAGAGCGCTCCCGAAGGCGACGAAGTAGAGGCCACGGATATGAAAAGCCCGGCGGCCCCATGGGTGTGCGCGGCGGTCGATTTGAGATGGAAGAGGTAGTTAATGAGGTCGCGAAGCGCGTAGCCAGTCGTTTGCAGACCGAGAGCCGTAGAGAGCAGATGGTCGATCAGCTAGCTGAGCGCATCATGAAGAGACTAACAAAATAACTTGACAGAGACATAAACTTATGATATTATTAACCACTGAGATCTCAGTGGTTAATTTTTGAGGTGAAGTATGGGGCCATGGTGGCTATATTTATTGGTTTTTACGTTCGGGTACTTAACCCATAAAACATTTTATTTCTTACGTTCAGTTAGGATTAGCATTGGCCTAATACGTGTTTCGCAACTAATTAGTCTAGCTGTGTTGGCCAAATCTATGGAAAACTTTTATCATTCTCATACCGCTCGCTTGCGTCAAATGAAAGAAAACAATCAAAGCGACAAAGACGTTAAAGATGTAAGGCACTCTTTCAATGTGGAGATCGCCTCATATAAAGATAAGGCAATAAAGGAGATGCTCGATCTGCATCCCAAGTTTTATAATCCGATCATAGACTTTGATAGTTGGAGTTCAGGAATGAAGTATCTGGACGACAACAAACAATTTGTGCTACAGCTTTTAAAACAGGACAAAAATGATTAAAAAACTCTTAGACAAAATCACATCTTCCGAGCAGGAAGAGCAAAAAATCTTACTAGTAGATGCCGGCACCCTGGAGGGTCGGTCCGAGCCCGACTTGAGAACGATTGGGATGTTTTGTGATATTCACGAAGAAAAGGTTGCGGAAGTTATTCACGCGATGCTTTATTTAAATGAGATAAACAAGATGGAGCAGGATATGGAGAAGAGGCGCCCCATTGATTTTTACCTTTCGACCTATGGTGGTAGTGCTGATGATATGTTTGCGCTATATGATGTAATGCGCTTTACGAGACAGGAAAGCGAGATTCATACACTTGGCCTAGGCAAAGTAATGTCTGCCGGTGTGCTGCTGCTCGCGGCCGGCACAAAAGGAAAAAGAAGAATTGCAAAGAACTGCAGGATTATGATACATTCAGTAGCAGCAGGTAATCACGGGAACCTTCAAGACTTGACAAATGAGCTTGAAGCAATTGCCGATCTACAAAAAATGTACACGAAATGTTTGGTAGCGGAAACAAATATGACGAAATCTGATATAAAAGAAATGCTTAATCGCAATGTAAATGTCTATTTATCAGCAGAGGAAGCAGTTAAATTTGGTATTGCTGATATTATTGTGTGAGGGAACAAATGTCTGACTTAAAAAATATACTAAAAGAAGAATACAAAAAGAAGCAAGAGGTGATTGTAACCCCAGATCTTTTGATCGGCATAATACAAGAGGCGATGAACTCCTTTGATCCAAGCAAGTTATCACTATTAACAGAAGATAGTAGAAGGCGCGGTCGTGCTCTTCGACTGCCTCCGCTGGTGCCTACAGAAATTTCTGTTGGACAGAAGCCAAGCACAGAGGACTCTTCGTTGTTCAGGCAATGGATGTCTAAGATAGGCCTAGCCGAATCCGATGGTTCGCAAAGTCAGATCGCTCTCAAATTAAAAGCTATAACTGACTTCTTTGCAAACCCCGAAAAATCTATGGAAGGATTGCCGGTTGCTCAAACGCTTTCCTATCTTATGTTTTTGGATCAGTTTATATTTGTGATTAGAGAGTTTAACCCCTCTGTGGCCGGGTTTCTTTGGGAGCCTCTCATGGCCTCTTTGTTTGGTTCCGGTGCGACATGGCAATCCCGCCAGATTCCCACGGGAGAGCATGACATCGCAGACATCAGAGTCAATATCGCAGGACAAGAGAACTCCCCGGTCAGCCTCAAGGTTCTGCGCCAGAAAGGAACCGTGGAGGGCAGCTTTAACGACCTTGCGATGCATTTTGCAAATTATGGCGCAGAGGCTAATATGCGCTATGTTGTCGCAATCAAGTCCATGTCAAAAGGAAAAAGAGGTAGCAAGGTTAGCGCAGTAACTTTTTATGAGTTTGATATTACACATGAAAGCTTTTTTGATTGGGTTGGTCATGAGACCTGGGAAGAGAAAATTGAACTTGTACCCGTGAAATTCACCCCAGCTAAAAATGAGAAATTGACTTGGCTAAGAAGGGGCCCCGCCGAGACGATGCCAGACGAACGGACTGGCATACAGTTCCCTCCGATCATGCCAGACGGTAATTACTTATGGCTTAGGACGGGAAAGATCGCGCGAGGCACCGCCGTGCCAACTTGGGTAAGAATAGCCAAGATTCCCAGAGTGAGAAAAGATCACCCTCTGAGAGGCCTCTGGATCCCAGATCCGGGTGCCTTTGACTCGGATCTGGGCCTGTTAATCGCCGGCGCACCTCCTGTAGAGGGCGAACCTCTTGACCTGAATGTAGGCTGGTCGGCAAATATTTCTAAAACGGTTCCTGGTGGCGTCGGTGGCTTTAAAGTTGCATCAAATTTTGAGTTGACGATTGGAGGCGCCAATAATAAGGAGCGCGAACTAATATGGGGAAATGAGGAGGAACAAGCCTACTGGATGAAGCTCGCTGCTACAGATCCTGCCAATTTTTGGAAGCTCGTCACGCAGACGAAAGAAGAAGAAGTGGTGAAGAAGGGCAAAACTACAATGGAAACAGTCAGGTACGGCCCACCCGGATTCAAGAACCGAGAACAATTTACCATTAGTCCAGTGTATTATACGAAAAGGGCCAATACAATTGGTACTTTAAGCGTCAACGACTACACTGTTTCCAAATCTTTTAAAGCAGGTGCTCAAAACATTGGCGAGGACATGACGAAAATGTTCAACGCCATGGCCGAATTGTCTGAAAATATTGGAAGATTTTTCTTGACTGATTGTGGTACGGGCGCTGAAGACGTAGAGCCGGTGAAATGTAATAAGCGCGACTATAAGAGAAAAGACGCCGCCGGCGTCAAGGCCGTACAAAATGCTTCCGAGCTTAAACGAACAGTTGACGCATCAATCGGCGGCATGAAGGAGGCGGCCGAAGATCCCGAGCGCCCACAGGCCATGGGAGGCTCCCAGGTGGATTATGGCTCCTTTACTGAAGAATAAATCCAACAAATAGCTTGACAAAATACTCGTAAGAGATTACAATATATTATAACCATGGGGGACTAATGAGCAGAGCTTATGATGACAATCAAACTCTACAACAAAAAATTATAAAGGGAGCTAACGTACTGGCAGACAACGTAGCCTCCACACTTGGCCCGCGAGGCCGCAATGTTCTGCTAAAAGAAAGAGACAAGCAGCCCTTCATCACAAAAGATGGTGTTACGGTGGCGGCCTTTGTAGCACTAGAGGATCCATTTGAAAATGCAGGAGTTCAAATCTTACGGCAAGCTGCTGTTGAAACAAACAACTCAGCGGGCGATGGCACTACTACTTCCACAGTACTCGCCAGAGCCATACTACGAGAATCACAACGTTTTATCGCGTCAGGTGTCTCCCCTATCGAGTTACAACGTGGCATCGATCTGGCTGTTAGGGAAGTGGTAGCTAATTTGCAGGAAATGTCGCGCCCAGTTAAGAGTGTTAAAGAAATCACAAACATTGCCACTATTTCTGCGAACAATGACCGAACCATTGGAGAGCTAATCGCGACTGCTGTCGATAAAGTTGGCCAAGACGGCTCAATCACAATTGAAGAGTCTAGATCGCTCGAAACAACTTTGGACATTTCGGAAGGATTTAGCTTCAGTGCCGGCTTCTGCGCGGGTGCGTTCATAACCGATGAGCGTCGTGGTGTAATGCACTATGACGAGCCGTTATTTTTGGTGACGGATCACAAGATTTCAGCGGTTGAACAAATACTTCCCATACTTGAGTTGATCGCGCGCGAAAATCGACCGTTGGTTGTGGTGGCTGAAGACATCGAAGGCCAAGCGTTAGCGGCAATGATCATGAATGCGATGCGCGGCACACTTAAAGTTGCTGCAATCAAAGCTCCAATGTACGGAGAAGAGCGTCGAAATATCCTTGACGATCTTGCTCTATCATCCGGCGCCACATTTGTGACTCGCGAAAGCGGAATGAAGTTACAGGAAGTCCAACTAACGGATCTCGGCACTGCTAAGTCTATTGAGAGCAACAAATATAATACCACAATTGTTGGAGGAAGTTGCGACTACGAAGCAATAGAAGAAAGAATTGAATCACTCAAGCAGCTGATCAAGGACACCGAAGGCGCGGATGCCATCCAGACACTAAGAGACTGTAAAAGAATCCAAGAGCGTATTGTTCGCCTATCTTCTGGCGTTGCAGTGATTAGAGTGGGAGGGGCAACTGAGGTCGAGATGACGGAGAAAAAGCATCGGGTTGAAGACGCTTTAGAGGCAGTGCGCTCGGCGCAACAAGAGGGAATTGTTTGTGGTGGTGGCATTGCGCTACTTCACGCTGGTAATTCGATTGCGATCACATCCAATCAATCCGATCAGGCATACGGAGTATCCGTTGTCAGTGAAGCATGCCGAGAGCCACTGCGCCAGATGGCACTTAACGCCAACGAGTCTCCCGATATAATAATCAGCAAAGTTTTGGATGCTCGTAAAGATTATGGCTGGAATTTTAGAACTGGAGAGCTAGTTAATTTATTTAGAGGTGGAATTATTGATCCCGTTAAAGTTACTCGCACGGCCTTGCAAAATGCAGCCAGTTGTGCCGGAACTCTAATCACCACTAACTATGGGATCATACAAACGGAGTAAATATATGACAGAAAATATGAAAAAAGGAGATTTAGTATGGATCCCACAGCATACGCGCTTACATTGGCTTCGTAAAGATAGCGAAAAGCGATATTTGATAACTGATACGCCACGGACGGCCGTGATTTGTGAGGAGAAAGATAGAAGCTATGATGTTTTTATGGATGGAAACGTGTGGACTATAAACAAAGCCTACACATATCCCATGGCAGGTGAATATGCTCGTTAAACTTACAGAAGTGTGTAACAATGGCGCTGTAACAACTAACAAGCACTACTCGTTACGAGAAATATTTGTGAATCCTGAGCACGTTATTATGATTCGCGAAGAAAAAAGAATGAAGGAATTGAATGAAAGAGGAAAGGTCGCGACTGGTCTTGATAACGCTCATCAGTTTTCTAAACTGACAATTAACCGAGGCCAGTCGGGCACAGAGATTGTTGTCGTTGGTTCACCAGAAACAATAGAGAGCACTCTAAATAAAGGCAAACAACTACTAAGAGGATAAAATGTCAGAGAGAGTAAACATTTCTTACTCGGTTGAGCTTGATGAGCTTAACTTTGAAGTACAGAGACTAATATTAAAAGGGCTCCACGAAGTGCAAGAGCTGATTAAAGAATGCAATGAAATAGATCAAGAGGATGTTCTAATTTTCAAGAATTGCGAGTCAATAGATAATGTGCGCCGAAGAATGGCCAAAGTGGATTTAGTGCTTAGCGATGTGGCAAACATAATAAGCGGCTATGTAAATTATAAATCGAGACCACCGAAGAGTGAGGAGAGCCCCGGTTGGTCACCAGAGGGTGCCTTGGCCGCTGGAGTACCTGTGTCGAACCATTCGACAGAAGATATGTTCGCGCTGAAGGAAAAGCTTGAGAAGTTCAAAGAGTCAATGGAATCAGACGCCGGCTAAAAAATGAGATCTCCGATCAAACATGTTCACGATCATGCTGGGTGTTTGTCTTATCTGAAAAGCATACTTCCAAAGGGATCGGTTATAAATTCCTTTGTATTTTTTTCGGGCGAGCTTGAGTTCAATCTTGCGGAAGACGATCGGTTTGTTAATGCACATACAAATAGGTATGTGATCTATGAATTCTGGACCTGTGCAACGAATGATTGCGAAACCTTATATCAGATAGTTGTTTCGGAACAGTTTCAAAAGCTTCAAAACGAAAAATCTTTTCAAATTTTGCAAGAAAACTGGCCACAATATAAAGACCCGTATGTTAGATCGGCCATGTTCTTCACGCTAAATAGGTGTTCAGAAACTGGCCTGTTGTCTTCCGGAGATTTTAATAGAGACAAGCTCAATCCTGTTTCACTATCTTATTTAAAGAGCTTCCGGCCGGCAAACTTTCATTTGAATTATACAACAAACGCAACGGTTGTTGAGTCTGTAGAGAAATATAACGAAGCTGATTATCTATTGCTCCCGATGGGCAACTTTAGCTATAACTTATTGGAGCAGGGAAAAAATATGGGATTTGAACAAACTAGAGTCAATCACCGGCAATTGCACAGCAAATTAAAGAACCTCGATCGCAAATGGGTTGTGATATATAATCACCACAACGCTGTGTATAAGCTATACGAAAAATTTAACATTACAATGATCGACAAGTACGGAAGACCAACACAAGATAAAGAGAGCTGCGAGGAAACAATTGTTACAAATTTCTAGTAAACTTTGGCTAGCCCTATCCTTGTTTGCGCTGGGTCAAACGATGGCGTGGTTTCAGATCAATAGCCAATTTGTATGGGAATGGTGGAAACAACATCCGATCTTCGCGGTTGTACTATATGGACTTCCTACCGGTTTGTGTTTCCTGTATGGTGTGAGGTTTGCCTACGAAGAGATGGGGCAGGTTTGGGGCCCCCGCTTTTTAATCTTTAGCATGTCATATTTGACCTTTCCTATTTTGACGTGGTATTTTCTCAACGAAAGCATGTTTACGACTAAAACGATGATTTGCGTGTTTTTATCCATGCTTATAGTGGCCGTCCAACTGTTTTGGAGATAGCAAACTATTTATAATATTGAGGTATATTTATGGATTTTGCTACACGTAACTGGTTCGGTTATATAAACGAGAACATTAGATTAGACGAGGGTCTTCGCGACATAGGGCTCTCCGAATATGTAGCCGATGCTATCGAGTCTTCGCTACACGAAGCGCCTGAAAGCGCAAAGACATGGCTAGGGCATATGTGGAAGAAAACTCATCTTCACCAATTCGTGCGCCCAAGCAACAGAATACAAGAGTTTCGGTTTAATACGATGGAGCCGCTGCTGTCTGCTCTCGACTATTGGACAGAGTTTGCGAAGCAGGAGGATTTAGATCCTCCTGAACCCGAAGTCGATTTCGGTTCGGCCGAAGAGGATCCCTTTGGTGGATCACCCGAGGAGTTCCTTGCTGCCATGGACCGCCACAATCTCACGGAGGGCGCCCCCGAAGTTCAGTTTGAGAACATACTGAGAGAAGGCGAGAACTGGACAACCGAGAAAGCCAAACGCACTAGGTTTATACTCCAGAGTATCAACCGAACGATTAAAGATGATGCCCTCGGCAAATGGAGAAAAGCTTTTGAGAAGGCAGTGAAGGGATTAAGCAAGTTAGGGCTTAACAGCAAGACAGTAGAGTTCGTTCAAGAGGTGTTAGACAGTGCCATCGAGCAAGCGTGGAAGCAGTTCCAGAGCCGCTTTAATGATGTGTTCACGTTCTTAAACATGCACCCCGATAACATCAGGATCCTTCGCGAGCATAGTACAATGATCGGCGCAGACAACAAAGCCGAAGAGGAGATCGCAGAGCAAGAAAGCCCCGATCAGGTATACCACACTTTTGACGATGGTTCGTATTGGTATGATCTAGAGACAAGCAATTGCGACCTGGAAGGCACGCGAATGGGACACTGCGGCGCCGCCCAAAGCGGAGGAACTCTTTACTCTCTCCGCAAGCCCGAAGGCAAGCGCGGTAAGTCTAAGTCATACGTGACGATTGAGTTTGATGGCGAGACTATCTCCCAAATGAAAGGCAGAGGAAACAGCGCACCACCTGAAGCAACGTGGTCACACATCGAATGGTTCATAGACAACATGGGTGTGACGGAGGTGACAGAACAAGGCGAGTATTCTGACAGTCCTGAAGATTTTGAGGAGATGAACCATTTTCTAGAGTCTCGCACCAACGCCAATTTCCAAGGCAGTCGCGAGAACCGAATGGAGGAGATTGCCGGCGACCTTAACGGCATAGACTATGAATACAGCGGAATGGATTATTGCCAAGTGTGGTGGGAGTGGATGGATAGCTATGACGATGGTAACGAAATTTATGTAGATATGGGCGCCGAGTGTAAGTTAGAGATCGATCTTGGTTGGCCACATTTCGCGGTCCAGAAGACCGGCATTGTGCCCCTGGATGCTGACGGAAACATCATCACTAGTTTCCAGATGATCCCCACAACCTACAGCGAACAAAACGACTTCGTTGCTGACATAGGGCTTGATGACGTTTCTAATCTGCTTCCTGGCGAAGACAATAACGGCGTCGAGATCGAGGTGAAGATGATGCAGGGTGTCATACCCGACGATTGGGAGCCCCCCGAGGACTTTCCCAACGCAGAGTATCCCGAGACAGCGCACTTAATCGCAACACTCCGAAGAAGCGAAACTGTTGACGGCGCGAGCGCCGTTCATGACTACAGCTATTTCGCTAATGAGATCCGAGACGAGTTTGAAGAGAAGTATGCCGAGCGTGTAAAGTCTGTTACAGCACATCTTCAGATTGAAGGCTACATTCGCGAGAATGCCTACGTTAAAGATCTGGAGAAGCTCGAAAAGATCAACGAGCTTAAACATTGGAAGGTCATGGCTGATGACACCGGCGCCCAATTCACATTCCTCGCTGACAGAGATGGCGAAGGTCATTACCGCCTCCCCACAGGTTTAGCCGTTCCCACCGAGACGATGATCTACTTGACTGCGGGCGAGCGAGAATCCGAGCGCTCTCTCATACAAAGAATGTTCCCCAACCTCAACACTAGAGGGGGAGGCGAACTCCGCGCCCCATCGTTAAACTCACAGATGGCGCACCGCCTTAGTGATGCTTACGGATCCGCGCAGCGAGCAAAAATGGCTGCGACTGGCCAAGAGGAGTTTGACTTTGGGCCTCAGTATGAGCCAAAACCCGTGATGGAACTCGCCAAAGACATTGAGTTGATTATTTATCCCACGATAAGACACGACGTAAGAGAGCTTGAGCGCGTTCCAACCCTTTCGTTTGACTTTACATTCCTTGTGCGCGTTGACTTTGATGACAATGTGGAAGAGATCGATAGCGTGCTGGCGATGCTCCATCACATCAACGACAACCCAGACATTGTGCGCGAGGCTGCGCGAGACATCCTCCTCGTCCCAATGAGCGAGATGGGCAACGTGGTGCATGCACGCAAGCATATCCTAGGAAGAAGCAATACTGTGACTGACTTTTTCCAGAAGATGGATAGTGTATACGGAGCCCAAGCGGATGCCGGCGACGATATGTCCGAGCGTTTTATGCTTATCTCGATGTGGCTACGAGACAACTGGGAGCAGATGGATTTGCTTGAGCGGTTTGTGGCAGATGCTATATACATAACGCCGATGCTAGCGCGCACTTTCCGTGGCCACAGTATGGCTGGCGCAATCGATCCAGACACAGGCAAGCCGCGCAACTGGGACGAATATGTCCAGAAAGAGCGCGTTCGTCGTGGTGTTGGGTTGGCTAGCAAAGAGACGCCAGTCAACGAGAGCATCGAAGATCAGATCGCAAGAATAGAGGGTCTGTTGGCGGAAGATGACAAGACCTATGATCTACGAATTTATCGCATGCGAATAGATGTGTCAATTAGCAAGGACCTAGGCGGCGAAATGCAAGAGACGCAGACTGAAATTCGCGGTATTGACGGTGTTACAACCGTTAGAACGCTTGGAGACACTGTAAAGGGATCTGGCTCAGCAACGCTAGCAACATTAGAAATTAAATTCGAATTATTGGGAAGTGCGAGCCGCGTTAAGTATCGCGATCGTATACTTATCCCGGCTTTGGGCCGCATCAAAGGGATCACTGTTCTGCGCGCCTCATCGATTCATCGTACCAATACGCGAGGAACTATTAGGACAGTGAGAGAAACAATTCAAAACATTGATGAGGGTAGTATAGGTAACTTTGGTGCCGGCGGATTCGGCGGCATGGGCGCGGCACTAGGTAGTGTCGGGCGCCCCGATACTCCTGCAATGCCCACTCCGCGCCCTCAATTGCAGGGCGTTCTAGAAGACTGGATGGAGGGGAGCGTTAAAGTATATGATGTTCCGATGGACAGCACCGATATGCGTTATCACGTGATGCTGCCGGTAGAGGAATTGTTTCCATTTATGGACCGGTATTATCGCGGAGATATGGCTGATTTTGAAGGACGGTATAAAGAGTTTATTAAGTCAGGCGCAACGGCACCGGTATATGTGGCGGTTGGTCAAAACGGCAGAATCAAGATCACAGGAAACGAAGATTTAGTGTGGTTTGCTAAAAAATCGGGCTTAGAAGAGCTGCCGATCTTTTTAAGTTATCAAAAACAAGTTTAGCAACCTACGTACTTATATGAAGAGGGCGTTAAAAGTATTCAAACAAATACTTGTTGGTGTGCTGTGTGTGGCCCCGATTGCCTTTGTCGTTACTCTCTCTGTAATCAATGAGATGGAGACTGTTGTGGTCCCCCCTCCAGAAGCCTATGAACTGGATAATATATCGCGATCGTTGCCGTCTAATGAAAGAAGGGCGATCGATCTTTCCCGACGCAGTTCTGTGCAGATACTGTCGCATCAAGAGGAATCAGGAGGGACTGCCTTATCTAGCGGTACTTACGTCACTGTCTATGACAGATACTTTATACTTACCACACAGCATGGTATTGTTGGAAGTTGCGAGCACACAATAATAATGGTGGCCGATACAAGTCATGATTGTGTTCAATTCATCGAAGTTAACGAGCGAGAGGACTATGCCATTATTGAGGTGGTCGAAATCGAGGATCGTGCACCGGTTGACGTAAAGAAAGATATTCCAGAAGAAGAGGAATGGATCGAAGCTCTCTCGATACACAAAAAGATCTTCTATACTGGTTTTCCGAATAGCATGGGTCCGTTAACTTTTGATGGAAAGATAGTAGGCCACTCTAAATCTCACTATATTTATCTTCACTCTTATGCATGGCCAGGATCGTCTGGCTCTGGCGTCTTCACGGAGGATGGCCAGCTAATCGGCCACGTAATGGCGGTAGATGTGGGCTTTACTGGCCTAGGCGCCCAAATTATTGAGGATTTTGTCATTTTGGTCCCCGCATTTAACGTAAATTGGGATTCTATATTGGAGATAGCGCCGATAGAAGCTAATTAGTATATGTCACGCTCCAACGATAAAGCCTCCTATCTTGAACTTGTTGAACAAATTGAATCAATGGATTCTAAAATTTGCGATGTGAAAATGAGTTTAAAAAAACTCCAAAACTATCTTACAATGAAGATATGTCCCGAGGAAGAGGAGATTTGTATGGACGAGATCGAAGCAGATGAAGCTGCACATGAAGCCATTAACGAACTGTGCTTAAATATCTTATTGGAAAGTGAGCCCCAAGGAGAAGCCTGATGGGCGACAATACGGTGTTCCTGGCGATGGAGGGATCCGTCGAGCCAGATGACCTGAAGCCAAAAAAGCCTAGTAACCGAGCACCGGAAGGAATCAGAACATTCACGGTATGCCGACAGCATGACGAGACTGGGATATCTGGAGAGGGTGTCGTAATTGAGGGCGCCACATTTGCCACAGGGCACACCGTTATTCATTGGCTCACGCCCGCTCCGCGCGGATCGATCGCATTTTTTGATGCCTTTGATGACTTCATCAAAATCCACGTTAAATCTCATCCTACAAATCATACAATTATTACGTTTGAAGATGGAGAGCAGACTATTTATGATGGAGGTTGAATAATATGGGTTATAAATGGACGACAGGGAGCGTTGCACGCGGTGATATATATTATGAAGATGACAAGACGGGTAATGCCACCTACATAAATTTTGAGGAAGATGCTATTTCAATGGTGCCAGGGGGCACGTCACTTCTGAACGTATCAGCTTCGGCTGTAGGTATTGGCACCGTTGCCCCGGTAGCTACACTGGATGTCCATCACAACCCTACGGGCTATAGCGATGACACTGGCGGCGGCGAAGTAGTCCTATTTGGCGCTGGACCTAGTGGCGGCTCAACGACCGCAGGCAAGTTATATTATTTGGATGCTGAGGGTCAGTGGGAATTAGCCCAAGCCAATGCGATTGGCACATGCGGCACCTTATTGGCGATCGCACTTGGCACAACGGTCGACACACATGGAATGTTGATTCGCGGGTTCTTTGATATGCATTCAAACTTTACCGGTACATTTAACGAAGGGATGCCCGTATACGTTGATGACGCCAACGCCGGCAAAGTTACGATGACTCCTCCTGATTCGAGCGGCGATATAATTAGAATTGTGGGCTATTGCACTACCACAGCCAATGTGATTTACTTTAACCCAAGCATGAACACATTGGAGCTGTCTTAAATGGCCGTAAATAAAATTGATAACACTGCTCTTTCCGGTATAGCCAAGCTCGATAACACGGCCAAGGGAAATATTGAAAAGATAGATAACTCCACGGTTGCCGCCGCAGGGAGATCTCGCGTTGCGATCGCAGTGGGTGAGAGCGCCCACATAATGTACTGCACCGCAGATGATCTTACGGTTGCCGACAACTGGACCCTCCTTGATCTGGGCTCTGGCGGTTATGATGACATTGCATGGGGATATGATTCATCTGGCAAAGAAGTGTGGATCCTCATACGTGATAATGCTGCAAACCCAATGTATATAGCAGTACAAGATGCCAATCCAGCTTGGGTGCCATCTGGAAGTGACAACTGGGTGGTCACTAGGCCTGATGGCGGCCGCGAGTTAGACGGGGTGGGCCATCGGGTGTCTTTTGGTTCTACCGGCAGCAATGATCTCGCTACGTGGACGATGACATCGGTTGGCTATAGCGAATATGCCTATTATGTGACTGGGACCATTACAGATAGTAGTGCTTGGTGCGTTCAATGGAAGGGCTTTGACGCCGTTGGCACCGGTCGAAGTGGCCGGCCAGCCCCTATTTGGAACCGAAACCCGGCTGCGTCTATGTTTGTGATGGCCATGAATAATCCCGGCGCCGTATTTTCTTCTGTGGAGGGGACCGGATCTGAAGATAATGGAGATTGGGACTTGGAGTACTCTCCCGGTGGTTCCGGCGCAAATAATAAAGGAAACGGAGGTTATGGTAATAACGTTTGGGTTATTGCAGGCCAGCAGTCCAAGGAAAATCACGTAACGGGATCTGGTACTCAGGGTTCGATGACATGGGGTCTCTTAAATGCGCCAGCCGCGAATCGACCAATGCTTGGAGTAGCCACTGATATGGCCGGCAAGTGGGTAATGTGTGGAAATAGCGGTTATGTTTGGGTAAGCACCGATGATGCTGAGACCTGGACGGAGACGCGCTTAACCAGTTCCGCTGACGGTGTATACAAAGATATGAAAGATGTTGCTTATGACAATGATGGGACTTGGCTAATTGTCGGCCAGCGTGATTTTTGGGTGAGTTCAGACCTCACACTCACAAATGCTGGCTTCGTCGCATTCGATCCCGAACCAACGGCGGATATAAAATATAATGCGATCGCTTTTAACGTGGAAAATAGCTCGCAATAAGGATAAAATGCTATGCAGAAATTGAGAACTAATCAAAAACTTATAGAGATTTTCAAAGACGCTCTCCATGATTTTGTTACTTATTCTCAAGAATCATGGCTTGAGATGTGCGAGACTCGGGAGAACAATAACGAATTAGAATTTGAGCGCCTATTGCGTGAGCGTAGTGTGTCTCCCGAACAGATTATGCAACTTAAAGAGGAGCACCCCATCGATCCGGATATCACTGTCGTTCAAGTGTTAGAACATTTTATCGAAGTGTTGGAAGGAGTGGAAGATCAATCATGAAAAAATGGAAAGAATTTGTAGAAGAGTCCAGAAACGACGACAAAAGTTTAACGGAAGGCAAGAAGCAGCGCACCCGAGGCTCCGGTCCTGGTTTAGAGAGATCGTTAAAATGGTTTCTCGACACAGGTCCACAGAAAAAGGGTGGCTGGCCTGGAGGCAAAAAGCGCCCGAGCTTTCGACGACGGAAGTTTAACGATACCTCTGCCCCTCCTGGCGCGCCCGGTGGTCTAGAGGAAGAGGTAGAGCCTGAAAGTTTTGAAAAACAGCCGGAACTCGATCCGCGCTTTTGGAAGACCGGCAAGTTAAATCCCAGAATCGCCAAACGCTTGATAAAGATTGCCAATGAATTTGTTGAAGGATTAGAACAGGACGTTCAAATTAGTGATATTCGGCTGACTGGCAGCCTAGCCAACTATAACTGGTCTAAGTATTCGGATGTGGATCTTCATATCGTCGTAGACTTTTCAAAAATTAGTGATGACACTGAGCTAGCTAAATCATTTTTCGATGCAGCCAGATGGCGCTGGAACGAACTACACGATATAGTTATGTACGGTCACGAGGTGGAGATATTCGTGGAGAATGTGGGCCACGTCACACACTCCTCTGGTATATATTCTATAATGGAAGATGATTGGGTAACATCACCTACTTCTGATGAGATTAGATTTGACTACCCTACCGCTCGTAAGAAGGCCGACTCAATCCAGACGGAAACAAACTTGATCGAAAAGTTTGCCGATGCAAAGCCGCGCTCTGCCCTAAAATCAATCAAAAGATTAAAAGAAAGGATCAGAAAGATGAGAAAAGCCGGATTACACAGTCCCGACCAGGAATATTCTGCTGAAAATATCGCCTTCAAGATCCTGCGAAGAGAAGACACACTAGACAAATTAAGCCAAATGCAGTATAATGCGTTTGACGCTTTGTTGTCAATAGGATAGATTATGGAATTTTCAGACATCACCGAAAGTAGCACCATTTACCCAGGCGAATATCTCCTCCACATGCCTACGCGCCAGATTGTGATCTGCGGTGCTTTCAAGAAACAGCAGAAGATGATAAATGCTTTAGGCCATGGTCGCATGTTTGAAGATCGTATGGGGAACTTTAAGAAGCTAAAGCTGAACAAGGAAGAAAGAAATCAGAGGAGATGCTCAAGTTGTAAAGGTTGAATGGAAACAAAGGAGAAATACACCGATGAAAAAGCACAACAAAAGATTGCCAGGGGGCCCTTTTGCCCAAGCGAAAAAGAATGTGGAGGCGTTTGGTAGTAATCTGTATTACATTGCGCTCTTACAAGAGTCCCTCTCGCAGATTGAAGAGGCCCGGGCCGAATATGAAACGGCCCTTTCGTCAAGTGATGTGAAGACGATAAAGACAGCTAAGATGCAACTAGATTTTCTTCATACTGTTTTTGATTCTGCTGCCATCGGCATTGTAAATGACGAGCACTCTTGTTAAGGCACAATGACTAAAATATATATATACTGTCTCTTCGGGGAATTTGAGCAATTTTTAGGGGTGTACTCCTCTATTAAGGCTGTTCATCGAGATGCGCTCAAGGTTTGTCAAAGGGGTAGATCGCAAATATATATGGAGCACAATGGAGGCTACACGGCGCCCTCGCTAGTCAAGCTGCGTAACTTTTTCAAGGGAAAATGCGACATCGAGGCTAAATACTACTCAGAAGGCGCTCTGGCTAAGATATACAAAACAAAACTGAAGGAATAAAATGAACACATATATCGTTTATGGAATAACCGATTGCCCCGCTTGCCTGCGCGCTTGCGCCGATCTGATGGAGGCAGACATAGAATATGCCTTTGTGGAAACAGATTTTGCAAGAGGTTATCGAGAACATCTAAAAGATAAATACGAGTGGCCAACCTTCCCGATTATCATTCGACAAGTAAACAATGTTGTTGTAAAAATCGGCGGCTATAACCAGCTAAAAGAATATATGAAGAATCCTGGCGCATTGAGTTGATAGTTACTATGTGGAACATAAACCAGGGCAACTTATTCGATGGATTGAAGATTGGAATACTTACACGGCTTCCCCGGAAGGGGTTGTAAAGGGCTACGATCCTAACTACCGTCACGCAATCATTACCAGCGTGGCACTTGACAATAGCAGCGTAATAGCGTATTGTTATGATTGCACGATGTTGGATTGGGTCTTACTCTCTCCAACAATAGACCATTTCGAGATAATCAGCGAGGAAGAATAAAATGGCAAATCTATTTTTTAGTGGAGAGAAAGCATCGAAAGAAGAGGCTCGCAAAGCTCTGATGGAGCATATTGCAGACAACTGGGCGGGAACATTCACAGCCAACTTTCACACAGATGGAGGCGGTATCCATATTCAGGCGGTGTTAGAGTTTGAAGACACTAATGAGTTAATGTCTGATGAGCTTCGTTCAAAGTTTCCGGCGAAGTGGATGGGCTGGCGTATGGTGGTGCTTAAAGTTCCGCGCGGCCACATTGATGTGTTCTACCGTGACAAATAGTGACACCCGCGCGGTTGACATCAGCTTGATTTGATGGTACATTAAGAACATAAGGAGATCAAATGCCGGTGAAGGTTGGTGATCTTGTGGGTTTCTATCGCCGCAAGACCCCAGGAATGGGGATTATATTACAAAAGGTAGATAACATTTTAGAACACGCAGGAGTTAATGAGGATATTGCGTTTCAGATTGCAGAAAACGCCCAGGGGAGAACATATTGGGAGAAGAAAAGCGCGATTGAGGAGCTATGCGGCGAAGAAAAGGCACACTCCATGTCCTTAAAGTTGTTTTTTCAGTACAATGAAACTTGGTGCCGGAAACCTAAAAAGTCATTTGTTAGAATCAAATGGTTTAAGCAGCCCGGCGCCTACGAGGGGAGAATGGCCGAGAAGGAAGGGTGGTATCCTACAGATTGGGTAAGGAGCAAGTAGTTACTATGTGGGCTCTCCTCGATATAAGATTGGCGATCTAGTTAGGGTATCATTTTCCTATTTTGATTTTTACACCTATCCATACTTTGAAGATGATGATGATTTGTTTCGACCATGGCTTGGTGTAGTAGTCTTGGTTACTTACGACTCTCTTTTGGGCGATGAGGCTCTGTACGAGATTGTTTGTACTGACGGCTATGTGAGGTGGTATTCGGAGTTTGAGTTGCGGCTTGTCAACAAATCGTGACAATCTTTTCTCATAAATATGTTGACAATCGCAATCAGATTTAGTATTATAAGAGAGTAACAAGGGAGAGTGGTGGAATGGTAGACACAGGAGACTTAAAATCTCCTGCTCTGATGAGCGTGCGGGTTCGACTCCCGCCTCTCCTACCATCTGATGGGGAGAAAGAGCAGTATAAAAAGCAAACTACTGCTGAAGAGATTGTAAAGTTAAACGATTTGGAGGTATTCGTTTATACTTATAAGGGAGAGCTTGTAAATATCAAGTCCCGATGGAGATAAAAATGACGAATAGAACAGATATGTGGGAGAATCAGGTGGAGTTGCTGACGAAACAATGCCAGAGAATGACACGAAAGATTGATGAGTTAGAGCAGAGATTACATTATTTTGAGGGAGTAGTCGCAACCCTCCTGGTTGCCCTCAAAGAGGGGGGTGTTTTAGTTCCTGAAGATAAAGGCGAAGACACAGAGAAAACGACATACGAGTTTGACTAAAGGGTCAATAGCTCAACGGGTAGAGCACCGGCCTTTTAAGCCGTAGGTTCTGGGTTCGAGTCCCAGTTGACCCACCATTTTACATAGGGGCTTTTAGCTCAGTTGGTCAGAGCACCCGGCTCATAACCGGATGGTCGTAGGTTCAAGTCCTACAAGGCCCACCATTAACCAAGGAGAAAACAATGCCGAGAGGTATCAAGAAAACAAAAGCCGAAAGGCTCATCACACTATCAGCGATCAATGCTGGTTTTACATTGGAGGAGGTTAATACCATCCTTACTGAAGCCGGTTTCGATCGAATGAACGCAAACTCATTCAAAAGCGAGCGCTCCACATACGCACCAGCTATTTCCGATCCTGCCCACACCTACACTTTGCGTGAGCATGTCTTCACGCCGCGCCCATGGGACAAGATTTAGATGATGCCATACACAGCAATATATCAGAACAGCGAGGGAAAGATCACTCGATACACCGCCACCGCATCTAACGATCGAGGTAAGGCATGGGCGCAGTTGCGCGAAATGAAAGAAAATGAAGGCGAATGTCTGATTTTACTTGTGCCGGGGGATCATCCTGTGGTACAATATGAAGACACGCTGGAGAACAAACAAATCGATCTGTTTGACAATCTTGTTAAAGATATGGTCGATATGTTTAGCCCTGATAGCTCAGTTGGATAGAGCATCGGTCTTCTAAACCGAGGGTCGTAGGTTCAAGTCCTACTCAGGGTGCCATTAAAAAAAGGAGAAACAAAAAAGTGTTTAAGCTGAACAAGAAAATAGTTTGCAAGGATGGATTTACGATGTCCGTGCAGGCAGGAGAAACGCAATACTGTCACCCTCGCGAGACTGGGGCAGAAAGATACACCGAGGTTGAGATCGGTTTTCCGAATCGCTCCGAGGATCTGCTTTTGGAGTTTGCAGAGGATTCGGATAAGCCCACTGAAACAGTTTATCCATACGTTCCGGCCCCCGTTGTCACGCTCGTCATCGCAAAGCATGGCGGGATGATCGAGGGCGAACTGCCGGCAGGGATCCCCTGCTTGAGGGCATAACGATGAGCACACCTGAATGGGGATCGCTTCTTATTGCGCTCGCAGGTTTTTTTGCGTTGGGGCATCTGATTAACCACCTGGGAGGATCCGTTTACTGGTGGTGGGCTGACTGGAGAGCACAAAAAGAAGATGAGAAAATGTTAGAGGAACAAGAAGAAACGGCAGAAAATGTAGTTAATCTAGATGAGGTA